ATCTGGGACTACTGCATTAACTCAAAGAACTATCTCAGTTTGTGATATTAAGAAAAACGAATCATTATGTGTTAATGATTTAGAAGCTTATTACACACAAGCGGCTATGAGACCAGGTTCTTATAATGAGTCAATTCCTTTCGAAGCATTATATGCTGAAGAAGTAGTTGGACAAACTGCTAAGTTTATTGAGAAATTAGCTTGGAGAGGTGATGTTGCTTTACCTGCATCTAATGAATTATCATTATGTGATGGTTTAGTAAAAATTATCGAAGCTGAAGGTGATGTAACTGTTGTAACAGGACAAACTATTGATGACGCTGGTATCATTGATGCTATCGACGCTATGGTTGCTGCTTTACCAGAAGATGTTGCTGAAGCAGAAGACTTAAAAGTTTTCTTATCTATTGCTGATTATAGAACTTATGCTAAAGCATTAAGAGATGCTAACTTATTCCACTATACTGGTGCTGAGAACCAAGGTGGTGAGTTCAGATAACCAGTTCCAGGTTCTGCTAACGTAGAAGTTGTTGGTGTTGGTGGTATGGTTACAGGTAAAGCTATCTTAGCTGAAGCTTCTAACCTTTATATGGGTACTGACCTTTTAAATGATTCTGAGAATTTTAGAATTTCTTATGATCAACACGAAGATGACGTAAAAGTTATCCAAAAGTTTAAAGTTGGTTTCCAAGTTGCATTTCCTGAGAGAATTGTACGTATCTAATTTAAATTAGATTAGATTAAAATAATTGGGGAGGGAAATTCCTCCCCTTTTTTGTAAATAATAACTTTTTTAAAAAAATTTAAAATATTATGAGTTGTCTTATTAATAATGGATATGCTCTTGGTTGTAAAGATTCTTTAGGTGGTGTTCAAGAAGTGTACATCGGTTCGTTTTCAGGAGGAACTTCGTTTTCTTATGATGCTAACGATGTAATTACTGGTGTAACAGGTGCTAATACTTTTTTTACTTTCGAGCAAAGACAAGAGCAAGCTGAATTCGTTCAGACTGGTCAACACTCAATTGAAAATGGTACAAATTTTTGGGAGCAAGTAGTTTCTTTAATCTTTACTAAGAATACTGCTGATTTAAGAAATACTCTTAAATTATTATCTCAATCTACACTATTTATAATTGTTAAAGACCAAAATGGTAAATATTGGTTTGTAGGTGAGCAAAATGGAACTGACCTAACTGCTTCAACTGCATCTGCAGGGAAAGCGTTTGGTGATCTTAACGGTGTTACTGTTAGTTTTACTGCTAAAGAGCCTTACCCAGCTAGAGAGATTTCTGCTGCGGCATTCGGTACTTTACCGGTATCTTAATTTAGGAAACCTTCCTACGTCATTCCTGACGAATTTATAATTGGGCTATCATTCATTGGTAGCCCTTTTTTATAAACAACGATAAATATTTAACATTATAATATTATGATACTATTAAATCAAAACAGTTCTAATAGAGTTGTGGTTACATTAACAGAAAATGTGACATTAACTGGTAATACGTACTTTTTATTTGAATTTATATCTGATGATACTAGAGAGTCTAAATTTTTTACTGCACCAGATCTAAGTTTAAATACTTGTAGATTTAATGAATTCAATATTACTGTTACAGGTGGTACTGAAAATTTAACTGGAGGTACAATTAATTTAGAGCCTGTTGGATATTACAAATATAATGTATATCAAATGACAGATCCAACTAATATATCACTTAGTGGTACTTCTGGTATTGTCGAAACAGGTAAATTATATTTAAGTGGAGACACTAAACCAACTTTTTATAGTTATACAGGTAATACTGCTACAAATAACGATACATATATCGCATACGAATAAATTAAAAACTTATGAAAGGTAATAAAAATATGAAGGTAAATATGGTTGCAGCTAAAGCAATCGAAGTTGAAACACCTGAATTTAAAGAAGTAAATAATAAAGATTATATCTTATATGGGGCTAAAAATGATTATCCTCAAATTTTATTAGATATGATGAATAAGAGTGCTAAACATTCGGCAATCTTAACTAAAAAGGCAAATATGACTGCATCGAAAGGATGGGAGTATGATAACATCGCTGAGAAGACGTTTATAGCTAATTTAAACGGTTCTGAGACATTAGATGATATAGTATATAAGAATGCATATGATCTTACGTTATATGGAGGCTTTTGCTTTTTAATTACTTGGTCTAAGGATAGAAGTAAAATTGCTAGATTTCAATATATGGATTGGTCAAGAGTTCGTAGAGTTAAAGAACTAGATGATGATTCTGAAATTGCACAATTACAAGCTGAAGGTGTTGAATATTATTTAATATCTTCTGATTGGTCACAAGAAAGAAAAGAAAAGTATAAGCCGGTATTAATTCAAGGATTCTCTACTGAATATAAAGATGAGGCTACTCAATTAGTTTATATTCCAATGTATAGACCACAAACTGAGGACACGTATCCTTTGCCTGATTACCAATCTTGTGCTACATACATTGCTCTAGACACCGAGGTCTCCAATTGGCATTTAAACAATGTTAAGAATGGGTTTAGTCCTTCGATGATGATTAACCTTGTTGGCGCCCTAAGTGACGAAGAGATGAAAGTTATGCAACGTAAATTAAGTAGTCAATATGAGGGATCTGGAAATGCAGGTAGAATTATCTTAACTGTATCTGATGATAAAGACCAATTACCTGAGGTTACTCCATTACAATTAAACGATTCTGACGAGAGATATAAAGATTTGGAAGAGCAAATCTTAACTAATATTATCTTAGGTCATAGGGCATCTAGCGCAGCTGTGGGTAAAGAGACTGCCGGGAAATTAGGGACTGCTGATGAGATATTACAAGCTGAGTTACAATTCCAAAAGAATGTTATTGATGGATATCAGATTTTAATTGAAAGAGCATATAATAAAATGATGACGGTTAATGGTATTGATGGTGAGATCAAACTTAAAAAGACCATTGAATTTAAAATGGATGATGTTAAGTCTGATGATGAAATTGAAAAAGAAGACGAAAAAAAAAAGTCTGATTTAATTACCGAAGGATTTGAACTTAAGTCAACATATAATGACTATCCACAACAAGCGGTAGATAATGCTAAAAAAGGTATTGAGTTAAATGAAGAAAGGGGAAATAGATGTGCAACTAATGTTGGAAAACAAAGAGCACAGGATATTGCAAATAAAAGAGGATTATCTTTTAGTGTTATAAAAAGAACTTTCAGTTATTTATCAAGAGCAGAAGTAGATTATGATGCTGAAGATACCAAAGCTTGCGGAACAATTAGTTTTTTATTATGGGGAGGTAAATCTATGAAAAGCTGGTGTGAACAGAAAATAAATGAGATTGAGAGAGAAATAAATAAAAATAAATAAAATTAGATAAGATGCCAACCAAAGATATATTATTTATGACCACTGATTACTACAAAAGAAATACTGTAGTTAATTTAAATGTCGATGATGAACTTATAGTACCACATATTATTAAAGCTCAAAATAAATGGATTGAAAAGATATTAGGTACTAATTTATTTAATATAGTTAAAAGTGAGATTACAACAGGTACAGTAAGTGCTAGGATTAAAACTCTTATTGAAGACTATATCCAACCTACATTAGTTCATTATGTAACGTATGATGCATTACCATTCTTTAATTTTAAAATAACCAATAAGTCTGTTTCAAAAAAGTTTTCAGATAACAGCGATTACGCTGAATTAAATGAAGTTAATTATTTAAGAGGTATTGTCAGAGATGATGCTGAATATATGGCTGAGAGACTTACTAAGTTCTTAATGGCTGATGAAGGTAAGATATATCCTGAATATATTAATGGTAATGATGAGATAGATGAAATTAGACCATCAAGACAAAATTTCCATTTTGGAATTTATTTAAATGGTGGAACTGTTTATAAAGATGATTGTAATTATTGTGATGATGATGGGACTTGCGGCTATTGTTAACATAAACAAAATGAGAGAACTATTTTTAAAAGCTATAATTTCGCTTATAGCATTGTCAGCACCAATACAACCGGCTATTCTGGCTATTGGTGTTTTAGTAACTATTGATTTAATATTTGGTATTATTGCTTCAGTTAGATCTGGGGATAAGTTTTCAAGTAGGAAGCTTAAAGATACTGCAGTTAAATTATTGGTCTACAACTTATTATTAATTGCTGGATTTGTATCAGAAACTTATATGGTCAATTGGATTCCATTCACTAAGATTTGTTTAACGTTTCTAGCAATTATTGAAATAACGAGCATTGGTGAATCATTTCAGAAGATAACTGATAAATCGTTTATTACTTTTTTAAGAGATAGCATTGAAAAGTACCTTAATAAAGGAAAATAATGAATAAAGAAAATTATGTTAAGTATATCGATATATGCATTAATTTTAGAGAGGATGTTAAATTAAAATATATTGATGAAACTGATCAAGGATTTGAAATAAAATTATTGGTGAATAATTTAGATATGGGTAATGTTATATTATCTCAAGAAGAATTGGTCTATTATTCATTATTATTACAAGGGTTTAATTTAAAATAAATTGTTATGAAATATTTAAAAAATATTAAAATACTTAATAAAATTATTACTTTATTGGCTGAGAATGCTAAGGATAAAAGAAAATATAAGATTATTATTATATTGATATTGGCAGGCTTAGCTATAGCAGGTATATTCAATTCAGAACAAGTAATACAATTAATTAATGGTATTTTATGATATTAACAACTGATAGATATATTAACCTAATCGTGATTCATTGTTCTGACACTTACCCACATATGGATATTGGTGCTAAAGAAATAACTGAATATCACCAAGATAGAGGTTTCTCAACGAACGGTTACCATTTCATAATTAGAAAAGACGGTACTATTGAAACAGGTAGAAACCTAGATATACAAGGTGCTCATTGTTATGGTTATAATACAAATTCAATAGGTATTTGTTGGGTAGGAGGTAAATCTATGAATAATACACCCGTAGATGAACGAACTAAGGCACAAAAGAAGGCTTTAGCTGCACTCTGTGTTAATTTACAAGCTGAATATCCGAATGTGCAAATTAAAGGTCATAATGAACTTTCAAATAA